CGGGGGGACTGCCAGTAGTGGCGATTCTTCTTCTGGTGCGGGTTCTTCGCCGCCGGCTTCGCCGGCAGGCATTTCTTCGCCACCAAGATCGCCTCCAAGATCGCCTCCAAGATCGCCGCCGAGGCCGCCGCCACCCATATCACCACCGAGGGGGCCGGCAGTCTCGCCGGCTGCAGCGGCTTCTGCCACCTGTTGCAGTTTGGCGTCCTGATCGCGATCATAGAACAGTTCTCTTTGATTTCGAATGAAGTCTTCTTGAGACATCCCAAAAATATGATCGGAAACCCAACGACGAGAGAAAAATCCTTCGGTTGCTGATGCGGCAATATCAAACTTCTGCTTCCAATGTTCTAATTCTTGTAGTTCTGCTATCTTTGACGGATTATTTAATGATAATTTAAAACTAAGGAGATCATCGCCGCGGAAACCCAACGTGTATAAGTGGATGATTCCAATCTTTTCAAGTTCTGAAACAATCACTCTTTGTAATCTTTGAATTGTCCTTGCGAATCGAATATCTTTTTGAGCGAGAGTTGTCTTGTCTTCTGCCGCCTCCTCTCCCATAGAGAGATATGCCTGGGGAACCTTTAATGCGGCAAACAACTTGTCTCGGAGGTACTTAACATCATCAATGGCTGTGATGTTTGATGCGCCGGCGAGCGTTTGAATATCTGTAGCTGAGCCCGGGCGCACAGGAATAAAGTAATCTTCCTCGATACTCATTGGGTTATACCGTAAGTCTATCCGGCCGCTCTGTTGGTCTACCACGGGATTGCGCTTAAGTTGTGTGACAATCTTTTGCATATATTGTTCTACTTCCTGTGGGGGGATTGCCCCTACATCAATTTTGAACATTCTTCTTTCTGAAGATCGCACAACTCGATACGCCATCATGGCATCTTCCATTAATGTGAGTTGGCGCCAAATGCGGCGCGCTGGCTCTAGAATAGAAGTGCCGTATGGCGCATACTTATCATTTCCCAGAACACGGAAATGCGCAATCTGCCAATTTTCAAATGTCATTCCGGCCGAGTTCCACTGATATTGAACATAGTTCGGGTTTGTTGAGTCTAGTCCCTCTAGCCTTTCTAGTTCTCCTGATGGTAGTGCTATTACTGATTGGACTCCGTACTTTTCGTCGATGTCCATGTAAAGAAAAAAGTCGCCATACTTGCACATAGTGCGAGACCAGCCAAACAAATTATATTCTACATTCAATATGTTCGAGTACAGCACACTCAAGACTGCTTTTAGTTCTTCGTTGGGGCATTTAATCCTAAGCATGGGGCGCAGATCGGAATACGTTGTCATTTCATCTGCGTATATATCTATTGTGGAGGCAATCTCGGGCATATATTCCATTTGGTCAAAGTCAACGTAGCGCTCGGTGCGCCGTTGATTTTGAATCGCATTGGTCGCAATTGTATCTAATGGATTATATAATGACTTTTTAAACTGTTGTCCAGATGCGGACTTAAATTTTGATGAAAACTTATCTAGGTGCTGTCGTCTAATGCGACGGCCGGACTGGGAACGATAGTTGATGATCGGGCCCGAAAAAAGTCTCGTAAGAGCTTTAAATAAGTTTGATTCTTTATTTTTTGGGTTTTTGTCAATAGGCATTTATTTTCTCACTTTATGATCCACTTAAATTGATCATATATTTTCTCAGCTTCACTCATTTTATCAAAAATATTATCTTTTTTGTAGCCAGTCTGGCCTTTTATTTGTGTATTCATTGTTGTTTTGGTGGTAATGATAGCATCCACAAAAGCTCTTTGATAATTTAATTCTCTTGCATTTGCCTGAAGGGCTGTGTCTCGCACCCAGCACGCAATTGCTAAAGCCATAATTAAATCGTCATTATATCCCTTCATTGCTTGTGGTTTTCCATTCTTCCAAATAAAAGTTTTCATTTCATTAATTGTGCGAGATGAATACACTTTAATTAGTTTATTCCTGATAAACTCTTCTAATTTCGCCACAATGAGGGGGCGAGTTTTCATTGTTGTGGTAAAACCCGGCACAGCGCTGGTCATTATTTCAGCTTGATATTGTTCAATATACTCATGAGTTGATTTAACTGAATAATACAAATTGGAATATCCATATTCAATAAGTTTACCTAGTACTGAATATCCTATATTGTTGTTTTCGACCACCAACATACAATTGCCAAACTCTCTCCCTACTTGATTGAGCATATTCGCAAACATATCTAAAGTCGGCTTTCCTTGATATTCCCCAATTATCTCAAGAGTTTCTAATTTAACAATATGAAACGCAGAATTATCAGCACCATCGCCTCTTGCTACGTCAGCCACCATCAAATAATTACATGATGGATCAAACTCTTCCCAAATCCAAAAATTACGATCAAATCCTGTGCGATATTTTGGTTCTTTCACTGTTGCCAACAACCACTCCATGCACTCCGGATCGATAACAGTTTCGCCAGAGGTATTGAAATTGCATTTCAATTCCTGGGCAATCTGACGCTTAGACATGTTCCTAGTTTCTTTCTTATACCATTCTTGATCGCGCTCGGGGTGGACATCCCAAGGCAATATTGTTAAATGGAAGTTATTAGATCCATCCTCTGCATCTACACACGTCTTGTGAAACCAGTTGCCAACACCATTGGGTGTGGATAGTGCAATGCATCGGCCACCCGTTGATAGTGTAGGATATAGGCCAGTCCACAACTCTTCAAGGTTTTCAATGTGGGCTGCCTCATCTAAAACCAACAGAGATAGAGCTTCAGAACGGCCGGCGTCTCCAGACGTCGAGGCGGCCTTAATGGAGGACCCGTTGGAAAGTTCAAAAGAAGTACGATTATCGACACTAATTTGAGCGATTTTTAACCAGTCGGGAATATTGCGCATAATGCTTTTGACTTTTTTAACTAAGTTGCCTGCTGTCGCAAACTTGGTTGCCATAACCAAAATAGCCTTATCGCGATGAAACAACATCATCCATACGATATAGCCGGCTGTGATGGTTGATATCCCGAGTTGGCGCGCTTTGAGAATTACATTAAAGCGATAATCGTTAAACTCTTTGAGAAGCTCGTCCTGAAAGTCATACGTATCAAAAAGAATCAGCCCATGCATCGGATGTGATATGCGGGCGTATGTGTTAAGAAAGTAGGACGGATCTTTACCGCACTTTAAGATCTCTTTGACTCTTTGCTTTTTGTCTAATTGAAAACTCATACATCTTTCAGCGCCGCAATAACTTCTTCACGATTGGCAAGGCTGCCGATGCCATCTAAAACGATCATATCTTCCATGCCATCGACGCGCAGCATTTGAATTAATTCTTCGTCTGATTTTTGTTCAATGCCTTCGGGGTCAAACACACTATAGAGATCGTCTGGGCCTCCCATATCGCGATAGTGGCCCTCCTCAAGTGCTTCTTTAACTAGAAACATTAATTCTTGCAATTGGAAACCAGCAACGGGGCGCCCTTCGGCGCCGGGGGTGTAAAGCGGTTCAAACACTTCCTCTTCTGGATCGCCTATTTCGGCGCCGGGAAGCTTTTCAAAAACCAATTCAAATATCTCGGACACCTCTTCTGGATCTTTGCCGCGAATCAGTTCACCAATTGTTGCAACAAGGTCATCTTGACTCATCTCAGCACGAAAAGGTTTTTCCATAGGATAAGTTTCGGATGCACCAAGATCGCTATGAGATTCTGGTGGTGGTGGAAGTTCGCCGCCTGGTGCGCCGCGAATATGCTTCAGGAATTTTTTATGCACATCTGTGGTGTATGCCTCATCAATACCTTCTTCTCTGAGGTACTCTTCAATGATAATTCGATAAAGATCTTGGCGCGAAAGATTCATTTTTCACTTTCCGTTATTCTTGGGGCGCGTGTCGTTCTTTGGGCGCTTGCCTTTCCATCCGCCTTTATCCAGAAAGGTTTTCCAATCTTTGTCTAATGTGCTTTTTGATTCTGCGGCGATCTGCATTTCATCGCTAAGGCCGCCGACCTTATAATGCATCTTCGCGGTTACCCACGAACGAACACGAGAGGTGCTTTCAACGCGAACATCAATCTCTCCCTCTTTTGTGAGCGTCACAGACTTGCCTGTAACCTTACGGTATTCTTTCTTTAGCCAACTGGCGATGCCTGCCACCCTTTGTTCGATTTCACTTTCGAAGCCATTGGCATACACTTCCTTAAGTTGGGTTTCAGAGTGATACTTGAGGCACATCATGTTGCCATAAAACACAACACCAAATCCATCTAAAACGCGCTTGTCGAGAATCGGATCCCCCTCTTCTCTTTGAAGACCGGCCTTAAGCGGCTCTCCGTCTTCTGTTAGGGCGCCGTCATATGCGTTGGCGGCGGCCTGCGAAAGTCCTTGAATAATTTCGTATACTGACGAGGTCTCTTTTTTCTTAGCCATTATTGGGTCTCCATCCTTTTAACCATTTTTCCTCTCTATCCTCAACATATTGAATATAGCATATATAGCAACAATCAAATTTGGTGAGACAAACATCATCCATTGACTTCCTAGGAAAAGATCCGCAGACCGAGCATGATGTTAAAGATTCTCTATTAAGTAGTTTTTTTGATACCTTTATACCATTAATATCAATTTTCTCTTCATACTCTTCGTTTTTCTTGGTTTTCTTATAGAACTCTCGCATCTGGGAGAGATATTCTTTCTCTTTGGTCTCGTCCCAATTTGCTCTTGGGTTGGCAATTGTTTCAGCGCCATACTTTTCAGCGATTGCTTTTTCGACTGCCGCAATGTGATTTAAATCTTTATCTTTCATCGAATGCTTTATATGCTCCATAGGTGGCTACGGAGCCGATTACTACCCCGCCGATAAGCCACCACGCCTTGTTGCGCGGAGATGTCTTTTTTAGCGACTTAACAAGCGCTTCAATCTCTCTATCTTTGTGTTTGATAAATAAGTCGTATTCTTTCGTGCGTGCGTTGTGTTCTATATTTAGAGTTTCTAATTCTAAACGATGTTTCTCTTTCTGTTTATCTAATTCGTATCGAACTCGATTGTCGCATGCTGGGAGAAAGCGGTCATACCCTGATAGTACTTTGGCCATGGCCTGTTTACTAAGCAGGACGCCTTCGAATGGTGCGCACTGTTTATACCCTAGAATAGTAAACTGGGGCGGCTCGGCATTTGCCGTGAGTGTGAGCGCAAATAACAAATTAAGGAGAAACATATTTCAATCCAAGCGTGGCCTCTATATCTTTAATTAGTCCTTCTTTGTCTTCGCTGAATTTTCTGCCGTATTTTCGCGTCTTTCTTTCTCTTTCTTCATCTAAGTCTCGAAGACTGGTCTCATAGTCTGCCTCTATTGAAGCGAGCCTATCAAGATAGCTCTCCATAAGCAATTGCTTTTCGTGCATCTCTTGTTCATGGATATCTTTTAATCCTTCGATCTGTGCTTCTGTGGATTCTATTCTTGTCTGATATGCGGTTTCCATCAGGTGGTAGTCATATCGGGTCTTCAGTACCACAACTAGAAGAAGCAATACGATTAATATTGCTTTCCAGTTTTTTAAAACAAATTCTAAAATTTGTTTTTTAATCATTGTGTCCTCGCAATCTAGCAATACCGTCAATAATTGTTTGACCGCCAATGTAAATTGCCGAAATAATTACCCAATCTTCACTGACGACATGTCCCGTGAATGTGAGTGCCGTTGCTGTTGTCCACACTAACAGCTTGCGAGATGTTAATTTCGATAGCCATGTGTCAACAAATGCTTTTGTTGTTTCCATCATTCTTTACTCCTGTTTTGTTTCTTTACGCTCTTAATACATTTCTCATATTTCTCTTTATCTTCTCGCCCAACTGATGCTGTACAGATTGCCCAAGGATTATTTTCTCTTTCTTCTAAATTCTCCAAAACAATTGTGCGCACCATGTCCAACACTTCTACTGGATTCAGACCACCTTCTTCGTCGCCTGTCATATAAAGCATCGCCTTCTCAACGAGACCCATAACTTTTCTTAGCTTTTCAAATGCTGCTTCCTCTGGGCGCGGGTCATCCATGGTGAATGACCCGCCACCAATATTAAGCGCTTCTTCAAGCTCTTCTTTGATGATCTGCTTAAGTTGGGACTTGGTGAGTTTCATGATCTCGTTCTTGCATTATCTCTTATGTCCCTTGCAACCTGTTCAAGCGCCTTTGCAATTTGATCGGCAATCTCGAAATGTGCAAAATCCAGCTTAGCATACTCTGGCTTTCCCAATACCTTCACGATGTCGAGAGCGACATCATCCATAAGCTGGGGGACGTACGAGATCTCTTCTTTAATAATTTGTTTAAGTTGGGACTTGGTGATTTTCATTTTCTCCAATCCTTCCATCCATGTTTTAGCTGGCGCCTTAGACGTCCGATATCTGGGGGGGCCTTACCGCGAAGATCAACCACCTTTTCTGGTGGCACATCTTCTTCCGGCCCTTCTTGTTCGAATTTTGCAATCCAACGGAGAGCATACTTAAGC